GATGCTTTCTTACCTCCTGAAAGTATATTTACACTGACTCACACAGGCATCATGCTCAATAACAAAGTGCTACCTGTAACCATTTACAACGTAGTACCATTCAATAAAACATTATGGAATTTAATCAAAAACAGCCAGGAATGCCCTACAAATACAGATAACGTATTGAATGAATGCTTTAATAACCGTTGCACTCTGCAAATATGTCCTTATGGGCTAAAACAACAAAGTCCATAAGCAGTTTACTCACATCTGACAAAATCAATATAAACAGCCCCTCCGGAGAGGGGCTGGAGAGTGGCGCTATGTGCCATTGCATGGTGCCGGGTGCCTCCCGGTGAATTCAGTACCAGCACCTGAATCCGCGATTATCCCATATACCTACTCGCTGATTACCCCTCCGCACAGGGGGATTCACCATGCGAAATTTTTTAACAAACTTCCCGCCGGCCAGACAATAATCGCCAGCCTGAATTATGAGCAACGTGGCATTTTACGGGAAAACTGTTTTCTGCAGTAAAAAGGCCCGCCGGAGCGAGCCTGGAAGGATAGCGGTCATGTGATGCCGGTTTCCCGGTAACTCAGCATCGGTATCTGAGTCAACGTTTTCTCTACTGGGTCATTTCCGATACGTTCCGCCTTCCGGCAGACTTTCATCACGTCAGAAAATATAGCACCCTGAGTAACAGGACAGTACTCAGAATTCAGGAAACTGTGACACATCCTGCACAGAAAAGCCCCTCCGGAGAGGGGCTGAAGTATAGCCTAATTTCTGTCTGTCGCATGGTGCCAGGGGCCTCCCGGTAAATTCAGCCTGTCTACTGAATTTGCATGTTCTCTGGATCATACACTTTGCCAGATGCCCCGCCGCTGAGGGGGATTCACCATGCGATGTAATTTTTAACAAATTCTCCGGCAGCCAGACAATCATCAAGCTGTGGAATTGTGAGGTATTTAAAAATTTCAACGGGTAACTGATACCCTGCTAATCGCCTGATGCTTTCTTTTTCAGCAACGGGAAAGCAACAACCACACACCCGCCACCAAAACACCATCAGACAGCACCGACATTATCCGGCTGCTGAAGTCCACCATCACCACCAGAAACAACAGGAGTGCAACCACAGCTGCTTAGAAGGCAATTGCTCTGTCCGGCTGAGCTAACAACGCATGATGCAGATAATGGACCGCCATCGGGGACTTGAACCCCGCGCAGCCAGCTTCGAAGGCTGGCGCTCTATCCCGATGAGCTAATGGCGGTATGTGATGGTGGCCCTTGCTGGATTTGAACCAGCGACCTGGCGATTATGAGTCGCTCGCTCTCACCACTGAGCTAAAGGGCCGGAAGCAGAATAATAATGGTGCGTAATTAATTCTGCAATCTCATCCGTTTCAAACGATTAAATCCTGAACTTCCCTGACTGTCTGCTCAAAACGTCCGGTCTCCAGTTCAACGCCAATCGCACGACGCCCGAGCGCCAGTGCAGCTTTTACCGTTGAACCTGAGCCCATAAAAAAATCTGCAACCAGGTCACCCGGACGACTGCTTGCGCTGATTATCTGCTGCAGCATTTCTGCCGGTTTTTCGCACGGATGTTTCCCGGGATAGAACTGCACCGGTTTATGTGTCCACACATCCGTGTACGGCACCTGCGCCGTCACACCAAAATACCGCCGCAGATGCTTATATTCACTCTGCAGCTCCACATACTGCCGGTTCAGTGACGTATACGTATCCACCAGCTGGTGGTGGGGCTTTTCCAGTTCACCGCGCTGATGTTTCTCTTCTGCCACCCGGGCAAACAGCGACTGTAATTTCAGATAATCGCTTTCGTTCGGTAGCTGCCACTGACTGGCACTGAACCAGTGCGGCACCATGTTTTTCTTTCCTGTGGCATCTGCAATCTGTTTTGCCGTTATCCCCAGGGCAGCGCGCGCATCACGAAAGTAAGCAATCAGCGGGGCCATCACATGCTGTTTCAGTGCCCTGCCCTTCGCCTCATACCCGGCATCTTTCGGACGATACGGCCCCTGATAATGTTCCGCGAACAGAATGCGCTCTGTGGCGGGGAAATACGCCCGCAGGCTTTCCTTGTTGCATCCGTTCCAGCGTCCGGACGGCTTCGCCCAGATAATATGGTTCAGCACACTGAAGCGTTCACGCATCATGATTTCGATATCAGATGCCAGGCGATGACCACAGAACAGGTAAAGACTTCCGACAGGTTTCAGCACCCGCCAGAACTGCGCCAGACACTGGTCCAGCCACTTCAGGTAATCATCGTCGCCCTTCCACTGGTTATCCCAGCCCTCAGGCTTCACTTTAAAGTACGGCGGGTCCGTGACTATCAGGTCAACAGAATTTTCGGGTAACGACCGGATAAATTCCAGGCAGTCGGCGTTGATTAACTCACAACTGGATATTTTTACAGTATTAAGCATGGATCATTAAGCCTGTCTCTGATAGGCTCATTCTGCTTTTGCGCAAAGCAGATGGGCCTGAGGTTTGCTTGTGACCCCAACGCATGAGCAGATGGCTGGTGGGTGCCCCTAACACCCACCAGCCGCCCATTTACCACAAATAAAAAAGCCTTCACTGCGGAAGGCGTCTGTAACAACCGAACTGATAGTCTGCCAGACCCGCCATAACCAGCTGGGTCAGTATTAACTGGCAGCGTTCGCGTGAAAGGTAAGTATTCTGCGCAATCTCCCCGACTGTCGCCGGTTCGGTGACGCTTAATTCATTAAACACCACTCTGGCGGTTTCTGTCATATCCTGCTGTTTCAGCATGTCTTTTTCCCTTTTTCGGTTAACGTGACACACCAATAACTCTTGTCGAAAAAGCCAGCAAGCTGAAAGACAGGTATTCACCGCCACCAGCACGTTTACTGTACTGGACCGATTTCAGCCATAAAAAAACCCGCTCGCGGCGGGTTTAAGCTGTGTGGCGAAGTAACCACTCTTAACATACTGACATACTTTTTGCGGACCGCACTAATCATTTTTTACTTTTTTAGCAGCCAGTCGTCCATCTCCAGTCTTACCCCCAGCACAGACAAACATCCGTCAATAAACCCTTCGGCTATCTGCATCTCAATTCGTATTGCTTTTTCGCTTTTCTTTCTCGTCCTGGCTATCTGTCTTTTTGATATTCGCAACAAATAATGAGCAATGAGAAGCGAATACTCCTCAGGTTTTTTCTGCTTCAGACGAGCAAGACAGTTTTCAATGATAAGTCCGTCATCATCGCAGCAGGCCGGACGTGGTTTAGTGGCAGATGGTAAAAGTCCTTTGAATCCGGCAGCGATCGGAGAATAGTCCACCCCGGTGTTACCACTTGCAGCCCATGCCCCCCAGCGTTCAAGAACCATCTGAATATCACGCATCAACTTTCTCCACAAAATCAGGACAGCACACCAATCGCCAGCGCGCGATCGATAAAACGAAATATCAGCTCCAGTTGGGAACCATACTTCTCTTCAAATGCCACGGTATCCGCATGCAGTCCGTCATGGTGTTTTCTGCACAAAGGCAACACAAAAAGGTCATGCGCTTTTGTACCCATTCCACCCTGACCATGACCAATCAGGTGATGAGGATCGTCGGCTGGCTTACCACAACATGCACACGGCTGCGTCTTAACCCAGCGCGTGTACTTTTCATTAACCCAGCGACGACGTTTGGGGCGTAACATAAAAGACTCCGGCGACTCCGGATCCACTTTCAGCGCCAGCACCTTTTTCGCCTTATCCCGGATGATGCTGGTGGCAGGAACCGAAGGCACAAGGTCACTTTCCCAGGTGACAGACGGCACAACAGGCTTCGGTAATCTCAGTGCCTTACGGGCTGCACTTTCCGGTAAGGCATCCGCCAGGTCATTACGAACCAGCCACCAGCACAGTTCCGGCATTGTCACAACGTGGCTGTCATCAAAACCGAGATCACGACGGACTACGGACAACACCCAGCGGGCACAGTTATCCGTTGCCATTGATTCCAGACGTTCCGTGAACTGATCGCGAAGCAGGTTATCGCAGTGCCAGCACAGACGGATTGCGCCCGGCGCGTGTCGCATTGTGGTCATGTTCTCGCTGTGCCATCCGGAATGAGGCCACTGGCAGCCTTTTTCACGAAGTAACCAGCTCTCAAGGCATTCCACACCACCAGCACGACGGATCACCGCCTCATGGCGGAACACGGCCCGAACGGCAGGATCATCCGCCAGCGGTTGTGATGCTGCCGGAACGGCACCACTGGCAAAAGATGAATAACGTTCCGGCTCAGGCTCCAGCAGGACACGCCCCTGCATAAACAGGGGCATCAGCTCTGAACCGGGTCTGAACAAGACGATCCCCATACGCGGGGCAATTTCAGGGGTCAGCAGTGCTCTCACGGTCACCTCAGCGAACGGTATTGCATGAACGCAGGAGAAAAAAATTCAGCCATCACGCAGTAAACTCCTTCACCAGCGTTTCAAACTGGCTTACCTGTCCTTCCAGTTCCTCCACGCAATCCACCAGCTCATCCACCGCCTTTTGTGTGCGGTGTTTTGCCTGCAGCAGATCACGAAGCGCCGGAGTAAGCTGCTTGCGGAGCGTATCTTTTTTCACGCTCGTTTTTTCCATCTGTTCAACACAACGAAGCATCTCCTGCGCCTGCCGACGAAGTTGTTCCGGTGAAACAGTGATTGTTCTGTTGTTCAAAATAAACGCTCCGTTTTACTGCCCGACATGCGGTTATTGCTGTATCTGCGCGGATTGCCCGGCGTCATGGGTGTGGAAAGAACCCGGGCACTCTCCTGGTCCACAGGCAGAAAATGTCCGTTATGAAAACGCCGGTAAATGGTCCCGAGTGTGCCATTACGCTGTTTCGTGATGTTGATTTCTGCTATGCCTCTGGCCTGTGTATCCGGGTTATACACCTCATCCCTGTAAAGCATCAGAATGATGTCGGCATCAGCCTCTATTTCCCCGGAGTTTTTCAGGTCTGAGTTCATGGGACGTTTATTGGGTCTGGATTCCACGCCTCGGGAGAGCTGGCTCAGAGCAATCAGCGGGAAACCGCCGGATTTTGCCAGGCTTTTAAGTCCCTTTGAGATTTCCCCCACAGCAAGGTCGTGACGCCCCGTGCTGCGGGTTTTAATCAGACCGAGGTAATCGACCACCACCAGCGCCGTTTCCGGGTGTTTCATCCGGTGGTGCTTCGTGGTTGCACATATCTCATCAATGGTCAGGTTTGCCTGATCCACCATCCAGATATTACGCCCCGTCATTCGTCCCACGCCCTGCGAGAAACGCGCCCAGTCTTCATCTTCAAAACGGGCAACAGACTTAAGACGGGATACCGGCATTCCACCGGCAGCAGACACCATACGTTCACCAATCTGGATGTTCGCCATCTCCATGGTGAACAGAAGCACGCCATGCCCCTGCTCAGTCACCTTGTCGATGATGTCCAGCGCAAATTCGGTTTTCCCCATCGAAGGACGGGCGGCAATGAATACCAGGTCTCCGGGCTCCATACCGCCCGTTTTTGCGTCCAGTTCATCAATACCGGTCATCAGCGCCCTGGATTTCTCCAGTCCCTGATTGCGGCATTCAACACGGTCGACCACTTCCGGAAGGACATCATCAATGTGAACCGGCTGAATGACGCCCTTTCCGGTCGACAGTGAGGCCATCATGTTCTGCGCATCCTTCAGGGCATCCTCGGCTGCTTCACAGGTATACGCATCACGTAAATTCTGTAATGCTTCAGTCAGTGTTTTTTCTGCATCGCGCAGTGCGGCATTGCGCCGTAACGCTGCGACATAGTGCTCCAGTGAAGACTTCACCCAGGTTTTGCGTCCGGTGTCGGTAATCACCGGGGCAAGTTCCGGCATCTCATTGCACAGCAGTACGGGGTCAATGACGCCGGATATGCGAGCCTGTCTGCAAATCCCCGCGTAAATATCCCGGTACTGACGCACAAAAAATACATCCGCCGGAAGTGTGGCCAGAATATCCATCACTTCCGGATCGGCCCCACGCAGAAAAAACGCACCGATGACAGCGCCTTCCAGGTCATCGTTACGCCATGCCGGGGTGTTCTGGCTGGTCATGCGGCAACACCTCCGATACGAGAACGGTAGCTGGGCCAGTTAAACGACAACCAGTTGCGCCCGCCATCGGTGATCCTGTCGGCAATCCGGGGACTGATGAACGCCCACAATTCTTCCGGTGAAAGGTTGCTGATCAGGATAGTTGGCAAAATACCCTCATACCGGGCATTGATAATTTCCTGCAAAATGGCCATTTCAGCCGCACTGCCAAACTGAACGCCGACTTCGTCGACAATCAGCAAATCCAGTGACGCATAATGCTCAATGACGTCATCCGCTGTTTTTTCACTGTCATTCCGCCAGCAGTTTTTCACAGCCCGGGTAAGGCGCATCACGTCGGTGATCTCCACACTGGCCAGATAGTTACGGATGATGTGTTTTGCCATTGATACCGCCAGATGATTTTTCCCGGTACCGCAACTGCCGGTCATAACAAGACTGGTACCGTTCTCCAGCATATCTGGCCAGTTCTCCGCATAGCGGCGACAGGCCGCAAGATTTCTGGCTGCGTCAGGATTAACCTCCAGATAATTATCAAACTCGCAGTCCCGAAAACGCAGAGCAATTCCGGCGTTATCAGTCAGTTCTTCCGCCTTGAGGGACGACAGTTCCATGGTCAAATCACTGGCCTCAGCGATCAAGCAGTCAGGGCAGCATGAAATTTTTTCTCTGTCCTCGCCATTACGATCGATCCACACCAGTATATGCGTACGATATTTACCGTGTTTTTCGCAATATCCGCGACCTTCACGCATCAGGCAGGAACGATAAGGCCATGGCTTTTCGCCCTTCTGAGCAAATGCAATCTCTGCCCGTAACTCATCCATTTCTGCCCGTAACTCATCCATTCGCGCCTGTAGTCTTGTTTGTTTCTCACGTTGGTCAATCGTCATCATCGCTGTCACCTCAGAATGTCAATTTGTTACTGGATTTACCGAATTTGTCAGACATGGCTCCCAGGCCAGCCATGACATCGACCTGTCGCTGTCGCCCACCTCCGTGAGCGGCTGGCTGTTGCCAGTAATCTTCGAAGTGACGATCGGGTCCAAAGAACGTCGCAGCCTGCTTCACGAACTGTGTGCCGGTATTTCCTGTAGCACGTACCCAGGCGGCATACCGCTTCACGCCATCAAGCATGGTCTCCGGTTTTATTCCCTCCCTGATACGGGCTTTCCAGGCTTTGAAGGCTGCTGACTTGGAATTGCCACCAGCACGTTTGGGATATTCCTGCCAGGCCTGTTCAAATTCCGGTGAATATTCCTGTCGGGCAGAACGCGCTGGTGCAGACGCGTCAGCGGATGCGCCAATATCTTGCGGTTCATGTTTTGAATTTACTGGTGGTTCATGTTTTAAACCTTGTGGATCTGGAGTCAGATTCTGAAGGGTCAAACGCGTATTTTTGCCAGAATCTGAAGGGTCAAACACGCCTGAACATACAGATTCTGACGGTTCAGATTTTGAAGGTTCAGAATCTGAAGGGTCACGTAATACTGAAAGTCTGCGCTGCTGTTTCAGTTCTGCAACCTTATCCCGCTCAGTTCTGGCAAGCTGCTCAAGCCGATCAGCATTCAGATGATAAAGATTGGACGTATTACGGTTACCTTTGCGGCGTGACTGACGCGTCAGCCAGCCATCAGCCTCCAGTTCGGAGATTGCCGTTCTGACTGTACTTTCTCCCAATCCAAGCTGTCGACATATGGTTTCAACACCCGGGTAGCACACCCCGTCATCATTCGAATAATCAGCCAGGCGCGCCATAATCATCAGTTTTGCACCTTTGACGCCATATGCTGCGCATGCATCCCAGACATTACCGAGGATCTTGCTACTCATACGACACCTCCCAGACGCTTAAACATTTTTCCGGACTGAAACGCCACCAGCGGGTAACTCAGGGTATAAGTACGCCCCTGCACCTGGCAGACAACCTTCTGACTTTCTGCATTGACCAGGCAAACCCGCAGAACGAGGCCGTTGCTGGTGGTAAACCACTGCCCCACTCGGGGGCAACGGTTGTATCGGTGATACAGGAAATTAACGATGTGGCGGATCATGGACGCACCTCCGCCGTAGTTACGTATTTAACCGGGCTACCTTTCATTGAGATGGTTTCACACATCTCTGCCGCTTTCAGTTCCGCTGTTTTTCTGGATTTATAGCGACGGTGCCAGACAGATACATCCGTGCGAACTGATACATCGTTTCTGTATTCCGTAGTGGAGATGATGATTTCGTAACTAATCATGGGCGAACCTCCTTGTCAGAACCATTCAGCCTGGAATCAACAAGTGCAGCGCCAAAAACAGCATCACCAACACGGTCGTACAGTTTGCTAGCCAGCGGAGATTCAACGGCCTTAAGCATTGGATAAAGCTGGCTTGTCCAGATTTGATGGATTTCACGCAAATGCAGGTATACGCCTCTGGCGTTTCGTGCGACAGCTGACATATCAACCGCGTCAGCACCAGATAAATTCTTCTCCATCTGGTTAAAGGCGTTGATGTATGCCTCTTTGAACTGGGCAGCACGTTTACCAGTGAAGCCCATGGCAAGAAACGCAAAACCGTCGCGGGTGATTTGGTAACAAGGGAGTTTGCGGCCTGATGCGTCGGTGTATTCACTTAACACAAAATTGTGTTCAGTAAATTCAGCGGAACATTCGAGGTTTCTAATTCTATCTAAAACCCGCTCATGCCGTTTAGTAAAGTAATTAGCTACTGCAAGAGATGTGGTGACAACGCGACCATTGATAATCGTGATTTCAGGGCGAGATTGGGTTGGGAGAGTAGTCATGGTGACAGCCCCTATGTTGAATTCAATGAACTCACCACCAAGGCTTTCCACGACCATATAGGTGGTGAGACGTACAGGGGTGGAAATACCGGTCAACATAGAACCCGGCCCAACCGAAGTTGGCCCTGCACGCCCCACCATAATTTGGGCGTAACGATGCTCATGACACGAAAAAACCGCATGAGCGCGGTTGTGCTCTATATTGAATTTCGGGTTTCCACGCCCGGCACCCGCTTTATAAGGTGCAGAGACAGTGTAACGTCCCGAAATTGCAGAATCAATATTTGGTCTTGAAATGATCATATAGCTGCTGATATCTTTAGAACTGTTCTTGGATGTTTCGGAGCCGTTTTATGCGAAACAGCTCCCCGTTATTGATGTTGAGTGAGCCGGGTTACTCCCGGCTTTTTTTCATCGCTGCCAACCAATAACCTGAAATAACCCCATTTTCGGGTGATACCAGCGAGTCCCTCGCGGTTCTGCTTCCTCCATAACCCGATAAAAAGCAGCCATAAACGGTTCCACAGCAACAATTGCGCGACGTGACAACAATCCGTCCGGCGTCATGAACTCATGGGTGTCTGTAGGAATCTGATAGGCGTTCACCAGATTGCGGCATTTATCATCTGACAAACCGGTTTTTGCTTTCAGTTGGCGATATCCGGCATAGCCCTCACGAATAGTGCCCTTTTTAATTTGCTCGACTGTTTCAGCAACGTGGCTGACTTTTTCTTCCACCTGAGTGATCCGTTTCTGTTGGCGAACGGCTTCAAGAGCCATCGCGGCAACCATTTCGATTTCGCTCATTGGCTTACGGATCTGTTCTTCCAGTTCGCGCCAGCGATCTACCAGGCGAGCAGTGAATTCAGGGCAGAGCTGTGCGACGACAATGATGCTGTCGCGCTTACCTTGTTCTCCTTCAAACAGGTAATGCTCATATTGAACTTTAAAACCTAAGTTATTGATTTTCTCGGAAACAGCCATTGGCGGTTTCCGGATGATGTTTTTAGCAACCAGGCGTTCGATACTACGTTTAACATCTGAGTGCTGACTACCCACCAGCTCTGCGATCTCAACGCTGGTCATGGATGCTTTGTCGTTAAAAATTGCGGTGTTCACTGCCATCTCCTTACGGATAAATTCTTTTAAGATTCCGCACATTCGTACTTATTGGTGCCGAACCTTCCTTCAGTTATCCTTTTGATCCCTATAAACAAAAGAACCAAAGGAGGTTCGACATGAAAGTTCAGGCCGTTGGTTTATTCTGGTTTCGCGATGCGATTCAGTATCATGAGCTCAAAAATATTTTTACTGATGCTGATGTGCTCTCCGACAGTTACACCGAGTGGAAACACGACGCTGAAAAATTGATTAAGCGTGTCGAAAGAGGCGGGCAACGAGTTATTAAAGTTGAAGCGGATACAGCCGAGTTCATCACCTGGTGTACAAGCGAAGGCATTGGAATCAATGCCGAAGGTAGAATGCAGTTCGCATCCTTTAAGGCTTACCAACAACTTCTCAGCGAACGCTAATGTGATCGGGGCAATCGAAATGGTTGTCCCATCGTATTTAATAGTTATTTTTTCGCTCATATCACCACCATCACTTCCCATCTTCCGTGTGCGCTAGGCTTGGGTGTGTATATGGAATGCTCGGATCCAAATGACAAAGAATGGCAACATCCTCCGGAACACCTCGCGTTTTCCACTTTCCAACACCTTGACTGCCACGAGGCCTTCCTTTCTTTGGGAACCTGCGACCAATAGCGGCATTGGTTTTAAATTGAATTTTTAATATTTCATAAAGGGTCATTCTTTAGTCTCACACCAGATACTTTGTTATCCAACGATGTTAACCACAGGAATCCAAAGTATCAAGAAATTCTGTTACTTTAGTATCAACAACCATGAGAGGAGAAGAAAAATGAAGTCTTTAGGTGAACGTCTCATCAACGCACGGCAAAAAGCTGGGTTAACACAAGATGCGTTGGCTAAAAAAGCTGGGATCACCAGAGTTGCAATCAGTAAAGCCGAGCAAGGCCTTACAAAAAGTTTCAACGGTGACACCCTTTTTAAAGTTGCAGCTGCACTGCGGTGTTCACCGCAGTGGCTTCAGAACGGAGATGAAAAAGATAAGCATTGGGAAAATAATGTTAAGAGCTGCCCACAGAGAGACACAGCACACTCTTACCCTGTAATTAACTGGGTTCAGGCAGGATTATTCGCAACTTCTGGTGATGACTACAACATGTATGATCAGGATAATTGGAGGCATTCTGTAAAATACGCTGGTGAGAGGGGGTTCTGGCTGGAAGTGCACGGAGACTCAATGACTTCGCCCGTAGGAATAACATTTCCTGAAGGAATGTCGATCCTTGTCAACCCAGATAAAGAAGTTTTTTCAGGGTGTTACGTCATCGCCAGAAAAAAATCCACCAATGAAGCAACATTCAAAAAATATATTTCTGACATGGGAAAGGCGTTTCTAAAGCCCCTTAATCCACAATATCCAATCATAGAAATGGACAATGATTGCGAAATAGTAGGTGTTGTGGTTGATGCCAGGTGGGATATTTTCTGACCAGACACAAAACACAAAACACAAAAAGAAACCAAAGTATCAAAAATCACTTGCCACACCTTGATACCTTAGTTACCATAAAACAAAGTTCGTAACTGAGGTATCATCTCATGATCAATAAAGCTACAACTCTTGACTGTCTCGAAGAACTGAAAAACCTCGGCAGCCTCATTACACTAATAGCAAAAGCAACACCTGATGCTACGCTCTCTAGCGATATAGAGTCATGCGCAGGGCTGGCATGGGATATGACAAATAGCATATCCAGAAAGCTATCGTCAGCAATGCTTTTACAGAATAAAAATTCTGCAATCAACAACCGTCTTCGCACCCAACGCGAAGCCTGCGGCTTAACAACCGCCGAACTCGCCAGGCTGCTCGATCTCGATGAAGAAATTATCATCCAGTGGGAGAGCGGAGAGTATGAACCAACTATCAGTATGCTTATCCCACTGGCAAATATTCTTGGCTGCGATCCGATGTGGCTGTTAACTGGTAAACCAACAGGTGGGGATACTTGCGCATGAAAAACTGTGATGCTTACCATATTTGTCTCATTGGTGAATTGCTTGATTTCATACAAAAAAGCACTGCGCGCAATAATAAAAATATAACATATGGTGATCTGGTAATAATTTCAGAGGATATAAAGAGCATCGCTCTTAAATTCAAGAGCGACGCGAGTATTGATGACGCTATTTACGCTTATCTTGCGAAAATAATTGACGGATCCAAAATCCAGCCTCTGGATGAACCTCGTCAGTGAAAAACTCCTTTGATGAAGATGAGAACTGCTTCATAAACTTTACTTTATCTTCAGGTGAAACTACCTGACGAATTAATGCGGAGATAGCAACTTTGTGCCAAATTAATTCTTTTTTGAGTTCTGAAATCTCTTTTTCGAGTTGCTCTGCGTTAATCATTTATCCTCCATTGAGAGCTGAATTGAAAATGGGGACCAACACGCGGCTACGTGTGGTCGTGCGCCGGACACGGATAAGCATCCGGTAACTGATTATCAATCATTGCGGAAACAGTCTCAATATGAAAACACTTCTGAGACTCGCTATATAGCAGGACATATAAGTCAGCTGAGGAAGCCATGAAAAAGTTCGAAAACATAACTGTTCTCCATGTTGATGACTTTGATTATACAAACCCGGAACTTCTCCCGGAGGTTGTAAAGGCAATAGATGTTGCCGATATAGTGATTAGAGAAAAGAGAATTGTCAAAAACAGGCTCGCATGCACTTCAGGAGCAATGACAGAAACAACCTCACAGCAAGATAATTACGAAGGCATTTGTCTGGAGCCTGATTCATTTGCGGTAAATGTTTATCATTTATTGCATGCAACACAGGTATTACATATGTCCAGTAATCACGAAACGAAAACACTCGGCAGCGAAATTCTGAGTTTTGCATGTGAGTATACAAAAGCTGCTGCCGAAAAAGAATTAGCGCAATAACAACAAATATGCCCTGAACGTTTATTGCGGTTTTATCGCCGGGGATTGTTACAACCTTAATCCACAGGAGGCTTTATTGTGACTTTTATAAAGAATATGGCATCACACAAGACCGCCTGCCTTATTGCACAATACGGTGAAAATTACATGCATATTGCCTGCTTATTTCTGCGTAAAGCATACGGGAGATAATAATGCATCAGAAAACAGCAGAACACGAACAAACCAGAGTATTGCTGACCATCAAAAACGGGAAAGTAATATTCATTCGCCATGTTCATGACGATGAACTTGTAGGAACTCTTTCAACATTCCTGTTTATTGCAGAAAGGGCAGGATATGACGTTATTGCACCAGCAGATGAAGATGAAGATGAAGATGAAGATGAAGATGAAGATGAGGAATAAATATCATGCAATACGATGAATTCCAGGCTGAAGCAACAGCCAATGGTATACGAACTGGCAGTATGACGATTGATTATCACGACGCCATACGTCGTCTGGATGCCGGAGAATTCGATACTCCTAATGTGCGAGGTTTACGTATCCTTCAGTGTCTGGCGCAAGCCGACGAAGCAGGATTACTGGGTAAACTTCCGGTTGAGATGAAGGTTGCTCAGTGGCGATGGTTGTATGTGACGACATTCATCAACGAAGAAGAAGACAAGAACGGCACAATTGATATCTTGAATGAACACGGAACAACTGAACACGCCGTGGTATATAACGGGATGTATGGGTTTATGACGATATATCCCGGCCCCATTCGATTTGCCTTACAACAGTATATTGAATGGAATTTAATTCAAAAATACGGCGAAGCTGAAGGAATGGGAAGAGCGCTGTTTCTTTATCAGAAAATGCTCACTACTTCCCCTGATAAAGGTTTCATTCTTTCAGATATGGGTCGAGAAGGGCTTGAAATCCTTCTGGATGAAATTATTAACGAAATGAATACTCATGGCATGCAATCCGAAACAGATATTAAGTAAAAGGGACCACATGACCGTTATCGAGCATATCCAGGAAAATCCAGATTGCAGTAGAGAAGATATATCCCTCGCACTTGGAAGAAGCGCAACTTCTATCAGTAATGAATTATCACGGTTATTGTGGAATGGGTTAATAGTACGAACTGGAGAAAAAAACAAAATGATTCTGTACTGCGTAAACAATCTGCCGTTTGGATACAGCAATCCCCTCAGTGTTATGTTCAACCAGTGATAGTGATGTTCCGACAGGAGAGAGCAGAGAAAGGGGAATCAGCATGAAATTTTCCAAATTTTCTGAGTTGGTGAATCGTATTTTGTCCAACAACCACAGCCATCGTCGCGATATGGATGTAACGATCGTTGTTCATTCGCCTGGCAGCATTGGTTCAACACCCTCAGTTGAAGTTCAGTCAATTCACGCTGGTTTTGATTGGGATTCCGGGAAAGTGCTGATTTTCCCAGCACAGCCACTGACCACTCTAACACCAGAACAGATTACTGATATTACTGATAGTGTGCGCAAAGGTCAGTCCTGGCACGCATATCAGGAATACAAGAAGCATAAAGAGCAGTTGGAAAAATTATCGATTGAACTTGATGCCGCAAAACAGCGCATTGCAGAGCTGGAGGGTAATTTCACGGCGCTGGCAGCGGAGAATGCGGGAATAAAGTCTGCAATTCCAGAATCACGGGATATTGAAGATGACAATGACAATATGGATGACGTATCTCTCGCGGAAGACTTCGGGTTCAATCATGCAATAGAACGGATGAGGAGACAGATACCTGAAACGCCAACCACTGATGCTTTCCTGGCTGAAGTCCGGGCGCAGGGGGTGGATGCTGCTATAGAAGCTGCAAAAAATCTGGTGGCCCAAGAATATGAGTATAAGGATTTCAAAGCGGCGCAGAGTGATTGCTGTATGTACCCTGGTTCAGACCTGGTAGGGAAGGTTGAAATGACTGAGTGGTTAGTTGACTTTGCTGCCCAGCTTCGCAAAGGAGGCAACCAGTGAGCGAAATTAATTACCAGGCACTGCGTGAGGTGGCGGAACGTGCAATTCCAGCAATGGAACGCCTGTTAATGTTGCCAGCTGATGATGACTTGTTAAGTGAACAGGAACTTAAAGATTACGGTGTGGATATTGATGCGCTCAACGCCTTCAAATTTCTGACCGGACTAGAAACCGTGCTGGCACTGCTGGATGAACGGGAAAGAAACCTGCAATACATCAAAAGCCGCGATCAGGAGAACGAGGATATTGCGCTAACGGTAGGGAAGCTGCGCGTTGAGCTTGAAGCAGAAAAACAGCGGGCAAAAGTTCTATTTATGGAAAATGCTCGGCTTAAGTCAGGCATAGCCGGTCTGATACACCTCGGTATTCGATATGCAGATGTTGAGGTCATGAAAATTGCTGGAGATGCCCAGCTTTCTACCCCATGCACTGACAGCATCATAAACAGCATTGCAACAGGCATTCGCATCAAAGGAGAGTGATATGGCAACTTTGACAAAAAAAGAACAAGCATGGTTGAGCGAATTACAGGACGTTCTTGATCGCTGTCCATCACCGAAAAAAATTGGTTTTTACACCATTGGCGATAAAAGCATTTACCTGTATGACCTGCGCCGCATGGATGAAATCATGGAGGCTCTTGATAATCGTTCGTCGATGGATTGGTGTGTTGCTGTTCATGATATGAATGCAGGGTTTGATGAAAAGATTTTGTTCCCCTCATCAGTTGAAAGCACTGCGGGTTAAGGAGTAACACATGACCACTATAACCAAAGAGCGACTGCTGACAATCAAGCAGTGGCGCGAAACATACGGACCGGGTAGCAACGTTGTGCTTCCAGCAGAAGAAGCGGAAGAGCTGGCACGGATTGCGCTGGCATCACTGGCAGCAGAGCCGGTGGCAAAGATTATAGCTCATTACCCATTAGGAGTTGACGTAGGCAAACAAAAATTCGTACAGGCCATTAGAGAGCTTCCTGACTTTGGCGGATATCTATTTGCCGCCCCTCCAGCGCCGATAGTGCCGGAAGAAATGTATTGGCAGGATGCGCCAGTTGAAGGCAGCAGCAAAGCGGCTGCATACGCTACAGGCTGGAACGATTGCCGCGAAGCCATGCTTCAGTCCGGAAACTTTCGGGAAAATAAAGATTCGTCAACCAATAATTTTCGGAAAATCCCGGAAGCGTCAACCAGCTCTCCGGTAACTCCGGATGGTTGGATAAGCTGTAGTGAGCGAATGCCGGACGACAGGCAGGAGGTGAATCAATGAGCTGGCCTGATGCAATCGTAACTCTGGGGGTGGTATTCGCAGCAGCGTTTGTTGTGTTCTCGATTTGTCGATGGGGATAACCACATGTTCGCTTTGATTCAACGCGGTCAGATATACACGGACAGAGCCGGATACCCCGTGGTGATTACTCGCATCACTGAGCACTCAGTGTTCTTTCGACGGATGGACGGACGATCCGGGCGGGTACGCATTGGTGAGTTAAACTGCCTGTTCGAACATATTGACCACCAGGAGTACCGCAAAATTCTCGCGGACACTGAGCAGGAAAAGCACCTGAAAAAATTACGAGCCATAAAAAGGAAGTAAAGAATGAATAAAGCATTTGAACGATGGGTCCACCAGCGTTACGGCAATCGCTATGACCTGACGCGAGATGTTGACGGCTTCTACTGTCGTGAAGTTGTGAAGCGAATGTTTGAAGTGTGGTGCCACTGCCGTGGGCTGAGTGTTGTGTGAGGTAATACATGGGCAATGTGATTCAACTGGCTCCCAATGAATGGGTTTGTGAAAGCGTTCTTATCGCAATTACCGGGCTCAAACCAGGCACAATTCTTCGGGCCCGGAAAGAATGCTGGATGGTTGGAAGAGAGTATATTCACGTATCACCAGACGGTAATCCAAAGCCTTCCAGTGAATGTATGTATAACAGAAAAGCAATAGATGCCTGGGTCGCCTCAATGAAAAACAAACAACCCAGGTGATTTAATATCATGAAATATGTAAGCTCGTATCGCTCTTGGGCGTCTGGAGGTATCGATGGATAAAGTCAAATATCCAACAGGCGTCGAAAACCACGGCGGCACATTACGCATCTGGTTTAATTTTAAAGGTAAACGTGTCAGGGAAAATCTTGGTGTCCCTGACACTGCCAAGAACAGGAAGATCGCCGGGGAACTGCGGACATCAGTATGTTTTGCCATCCGCACAGGAAGCTTTGATTATGCTGCACAGTTCCCTGACTCCCCCAACCTTCAGGCTTTTGGGGTAAGTAAAAAAGAAATTACGGTGAAGGAACTTGAAGAAAAGTGGCTGGATCTGAAACGAATGGAAATCTCTGCAAATGCATTCAATCGCTATGAATCCGTTGCAAGAACGATGGTTCCGAAAATTGGAGGCAGTAGACTGGTGTCATCGGTAACCAAAGAGGAATTGCTGTATATCAGGAAAGATTTGCTGACCGGGTATCAGAATTCAACGAAAAACAAAGCAGCAGCAAAAGGACGGAGCGTCGTTACTGTAAATTATTACATGACGACAATCGCTGGAATGTTTCAGTTTGCTGCAGATCACGGTTACTTAGAAGCAAATCCCTTCCAGGGAATTAAGCCTCTTAAAAGAGCCAGGGCAGAGCCAGATCCGCTAACTCGTGACGAATTTATTCGCCTGATAGATGCTTGCCGACATCAGCAGACGAAAAACCTGTGGTCATTGGCTGTGTACACAGGAATGCGTCACGGTGAACTGGTCTCCCTGGCCTGGGAAGATATCGATCTGAAGGCAGGAACAATTACCATCAGGCGCAATTATACGAAACTTGGTGAGTTCACTCTACCGAAAACTGAAGCAAGCACAAACAGGGTTGTGCACCTTATCCAGCCCGCTATCAGTGTCCTGAAAAATCAGGCTGAAATGACAAGACTGGGTAAGCAGTACAACATCAAGGTGCAACTACGTGAATATGGACGTTCAGTGAACCATGAATGTACTTTCGTGTTTAACCCTCAAGTGGTTAGAAAAAGCGAACAGGTAGGTTTTGTCTACAAAGTCGATTCTGTAGGTGACTCATGGGAAACAGCCATTAAGCGTGCAGGGATCAGGCATCGAAAGGCATACCAGTCACGACACACTTATGCGTGCTGGTCATTATCTGCCGGAGCAAACCCAAGCTTCATTGCCAGCCAGATGGGCCATGCAAGTGCCCAGATGGTATTCAATGTATACGGAGCATGGATGACTGACAGCAATGCAGAACAGATCGCAATGCTGAATCAGAAGCTGACAGATTATGTCCCAATGATGCCCCATAGTCACCAAAGTGACACCAGAGGCTTATTAAAATCAGTAAGTTAA